TTCGCTCAGGTTGCCGCCGCTAAACACGCGGTCGGTGTACAGCTTGAAGGCGGCGCCGTTTTGCTGGCGCTGGAGCACGTCTTCGATCATCCGGTTGGACAGAGCGGCGTCTTCGTCGGTCATGTAGACCGTGGCGGTGCCAGTGCCGTCGCCGAAGCCGCTGATGTAGGTGCGGAAGGGGACGTACTGACCAGGGGTTTGGCCGATGGTGGTGACGTCGATTTCAGCGCGGCTGATCTCGAAGCTCCAGTCGCGGACTTGGCCGACGACGGCGAAATCGGCGTAGTACACCTCAAACTCGTTGGGAGCAGCCACGGTACCATCGTCGGTGATGGCCAGGATGGTGCCGCCGGCAGAGGTGGAAACGGTGAGTGCACCGGTGTTAGCGGTGTAGCTCAGCACGTAATAGGTGGTTGCGGCGGAGATCGGCGCAGGAAGGGTGCCAGTGCCGGCTTCACCGGTTTGGCTGTTCACCACGCGGAACTTTACGGGGTCGCCGACCTTAAAGTTCAGGAAGGGCGAGACAGTGATCACATCGGTGCTGATGTTGACCCCGGATTCACCGAAGGTGCCGGTGGTGCCGGCGGGTTTGTAGTAGAGGGCGCCGGACGTGCCGGACAGAACGGTGGTGGCCATAGGGCGTACCAAGTGAGCGTTGTTGGGCGGGCACTGCCCGGCTTAATACAGGTTAGCGCCTGTTGTTAAGCATCACCTATGACAGGACAGTTGCAACGTAGGAGGTATCAATCCTCCCGACAAAATGCGGGGCTTCCTCTGTTGCTGAAAACGTTGGGCCGTTAATTTCGCCGACACGGAAAAATACACCGCTTGTTGTTTTCGCGGCGTTGTTGAGTGTTTCCAGTGCGTTGACTGCTGTGGTGATCAGGGTTTGGTTGCGGGCGGGGCCTTTGCCTTTCTCCGTGAAAATGCGGATAACAATCGCGCCACGGGCGTTGTCAACGCTGCTGGTAAGCGTGGGTTCGTTGGTAATACCGAAAGTAACATTGACGCGAACGTACTCAGTAGTGGTGTTAGGTGGGACTGCTGTGATGTTGTCGAAGTACACAGGTACTGCAGGGACCAGTGCGCCAAATGCTGTGAGCAGCGGGTTTTCGACAGCGGCGCGGATTGCTTGGTAGTTCATAAACGGATACGTCCCAATTCCTCGTCCATTTCAATGCGTATACGCCTATCTATAGCACCGCCACGGGCATACGTTGTGTACCAGTCCAATGGGGCTGTGCTGCGGTTCGGTCCTTCATCGTCGCCAACAAGGTCGCCGCGATAGCCGCTTACCCTGGTGCCTCTGTCGTATTCCTTAAGAGGAATTGTGCCGGGGTCAATATACGTACCTTCAACTAAATCTCGTGCTTCGTCTGCATAAGAAGCAAAGTTTGAAATTGTGTATTTAACGTCATCAAAAGCAAAACCGCGACCACTGAGTAACGGTGCTGGTACACGACGCGAAAGTCCGGGACCGCCATCGCCTGCAGTGCGGCGGCCATCTGTTGTTTCAATTTGCCAAGAGTTAGAGAATTTGCCGGACCACACAGGACCTGCTTCCTGTAAGTCCACAACAATTTCTTCTGCAGCGCGGGCTGGGCCACGACTGAAGGCAGCGACAGCAATGCGATCAATGTTTTCTGCTAGACGGTCAAGTTCGTTTAGAAAACCGCGATTGCGTGCCATTACTGGGGCCTCACGATTAGAGAGTGGTAAACCGGGTTATCGCCGCGATAGGTGGTGATGGCGATAATCTTTGCCTCGCGGGTTGCTCCAGCTTGTTGGTATTGGATGCGGTCGGCTTCGGTTGGGTAGTAGGTGCCAAGCTCGCTGGCGCCAATGATGACTTTGAGATCAGTTGTTTGATAAAGACCTTCAGCCTCACGAGGTGTGACACGAGTAATGACGGCTTTGACCGTGACGGTAGTGTCGGAACCAGTGACTGCTCCAGTTGTTGGGTCGTAGGTGCGGGGTGTTGCAGTTTTGATGTACGTGATGTTTTGGCCCCAGTCGGCTAAGACTGAGGTTGGTACGGGGGCAAATACGTCGTCGATGAGGCCCATATCAACCTCGGAAGAGACGGACCGCGTAGTTTGCGGCGCCACCCATGCAGTAAGGGCCTAGGTAAGACTGGAGCCAAGGGTAGACGTCGAAGACGTTGTTGATAACGCCGCTGGTTTGGCTGGTTTTGTTGTATTTGACTTTGAGTTCGCCGAGTTCCACTTGGTCGTAGATGCCTGTGGTGCCGGTGGTGCCGGTGATGGCGTCGGTGTCGTTGGCGAGGGCGCGTGCCAGCTCGTAGGTGGCGGTTTTGATGGGCTCGGGGATCAGTGTGCAGGCGAGGTCGATGCCGTCAACCGTGTAATCCTCGCGGGGCCACTTCAGGGCTTGGGTTGTGGTGCAGCGGTCGCCGTAGAAGCTCAGGCCGTCGATCCAGCGGGTGGCGGAGATCAGGGCGCGGTTCTTTTGGTCGTCAGTCTTGCTAGTCCAGGTGCTGGAATCAGGCACCGTTTCGAAGTAGGTGTTGGCCGCCGCAAGCGTCACGTACGAGTTGGCCGAAGCCCCGCTCAAAGTGGCATCAATCGTGGCGGGCACGGCTTAATACATCCTTTGTTTGAGTCTAGCGCCAGTGCGTGATTTCCTTTGTTTGGCTGTTTCGCGCAGAATCATTGAGTGGTAAACCTTGGCGCCAAACATTTCCAGTTCGGCTTGGGCTTCTAGGTGTTGGCCGTACTGAACGTCAACAAAGCTGCGACAGTTATCCTGTAGTACGAAGAGACGCACTGTACTCATGCCTGCTCGCAAAGCTGCTGACAGCCTAGAAGTAAAGGAACAATCTGCACCATCTGCATTACCCGGCGACACCGTTCGCTCACTGGAGCCCGTTGCTGAGGCAATCCGCGAAATGTTTGCTGCCGGTAAAGATGCAGAGACGATCCAACAGGAGCTGGCCGTTAGTCCGCATGTGTTTCGTGAGTTGCTCAGCCACTCCTACAAACTGGTGGGTCGTGCTCCAGAGATTTTTGACTATCAGGAGCGGATTCGGATTGGCGAGATTGCAGGCTGAGTAACTAGGTAAAAGAAAAGGCCCCCGGTTTGGGGGCCTTTGTTTTGGCTTGGCCTGAGAATCAGGCGTAAGCGGTGGTATCGAACGGGGTGTTGACCAGCAGGCGAGCGATGGGCACTTGCTTGGTGGTGCTGTACACCAGGCTCCAAGAGGCGGTGTCGGCCAGGTTGCCGGTGGTGGCAGCGTTGGTCGGGTTGTCGCCAGCCACGTTCCACTTGGTACCGGTGATGTGGTAACCGTAGTGGTAGTCGACAGCCAGGATGTCCTGCATCGACAGGATGTTGCGATCTGCACCGAGGCGAAGGTCCTGTTGGATGCCCTCGGAAACGACGCCGCTCTGGAAGAGGTACACGGGGTACTTCTTAGCGTGGGTCGAGGTGCCGCCGGTCAGAGCAGTCAGCTGGTCGTCGATCACCACGCGGAGACCAGCAAAGGTCGCCACTTCGGTTTGGGTCACGCCCACACCGCCACCGCCCCACACAACGGCGCCACCTGCAGACAGGGCAGAGGTGCTGAAGGTCAGCATCCCCACCTGCTGGAGGTAGTACGCAACGTTGGAGTGCATTGCGATGGAGTCGAGGTTGTCGCCCCGCTCACCCAGAACTGCCTTGGCGGCCACTACGTTGCCGACGTTGATAAAGTTGGCCTCGGTCATCGAACCGGGGACACCAGCAAACGATTTGTTGGTCTGGTTGGGACCAAGCACGCCGGCGCCGGAGATGCCGCCGAACAGGCCCAGCAGTTGGGCTGCCAAGGTGGCGGTCTTCAGCTTGTTGATGGCAGCGGTCAGCTGGTTGCGGACGTGGCTGAGTGGGTCAGCTCCGGATCCGAGCTTGCTGAGGTCATCTGCGGCATAAGCAAAGCCACGGTGCAGAATCGTCATGATCTGCTCGTCGGCAGTGACGTTCTGGGCGGTCAGATAACCCAGGCCACCGTTCCAGCTGGAGGTGGACAGGATTTGGGTCTCGGTGGGGGCGATGGGGTCGAAGAAAGGCACGCGCACGCGGGTGCCGCCAGCGCGGGCATCGAGGGCAGCGTTGCGCTGGATGATGCCGCTCTGGACCCACTTCGATTGCTCGAAGATGCCCTCAGCGGTGTACTGAAGAAACTCGGGACGAGTTACGAGGTTCGAGAGAAAAGTTCCCCCGAAGTTGCTGTTAGAAGCAT